CGGACGCTAACCCGTTCGCAAACTGTTCGATCAAGCCAACTGGCACAACGTATCAAGAGCAGGGCGAAACGGACGCCTACGAAACGTGCGTACTGTCCGTCGAATTCGCATCGCCAGTCTACAACAACGAAGACGAGTTGCCCGAACTAGGCGAGGCAACCACGGTTCTCGTAACGTCCGTTTCTGTCACATAAAAGGAGCTACAAATCATGGGTCAAGTATCGGTCACATTGAAAGACGGGCAACTTCGCGTTTCGCAGAACGCGCAGCCTAATCAAGAGGTTTTGGTCATCGGCCACACAACGGATGGTACGGTCAACGTCGCACATCGGTTCACGTCGATCGACGCGCTTCGAGCTGAGTTCGGCAACGGAGAAGCTGTTGAAGCGGCTGCGCAACTGATCGCAAAGTGCGGCGTGGTTCGCTTCGTCAAGTGCACATCAACGGCACCAAGCGCGCCTACGTTGGTTGAAAGCGATACCGCGCCCGACATTACTGTCACGGGCAACCCTTCCGATAACTACCGAATTTTGCTCACAACGCTTGTAGGCGGCTCGCTTGGTACCGCAACGCTTTCATTCAGCTTCGACAACGGCACAACGACGGAATACGGCACGATCACAACCGCGGCAAGCATCACGGACTTTGCGGCAGAAACTGGTCTTACGTTTGCGTGTGCGTCGGGAACGTACGTTGCTGGCGTGACGTACAGCGTGACGTGTGGGCGTCCGGTTATTAGCGGCGCAAACTACGCGCTAGCCCTTGCGGCTGGTGCGGCAATGGCTGGCCCGTTCCGGAGCGTTCTAGCGGTTGGTGTAGCGTCCAGCATCGCAAGCCAAGTTACAGCCGTAACGTCGCTTGATACCGGCTTAGACACGCTCTTTACCGCATCCACGCGCGCCAAACGTTGCTTCGTCGAAGCGACAACCGACAGCGACGCGACGATCACAAGCGCGATCGCTTCGACGACTCTTGACCGCGTGGCACTCTGCCTTGGGCATGAATACGTACAGTCAGTTATCACCAAGCGCGTCATGTTGCGATCGCAAGCCTGGTCAATCGCGAGCCGCGCGGCTCGCATTCCGAACAGCGAAAAGATCGGCCGAGTACGGTCCGGACCGATTGACGACGCGATCTCGTCGCTTACACGCGACGACGCGACCACTCCGAACGCGGCAACAATGCGATGTTGTGCACTTCGCACGCGTGAGTTTGGCGGCGTGTCAGCAGTCTACGGCGGGCCAGCTCACACTCTCGCCGCGGGCAATAGCGATTTCTCCCTGCTTGTTCGCGCGCAAGTTGCAGACGAAGCGTGTGAAATCTTCTGGGAACAAGCCGCGTATTGGCTCGAAGAAAAGCTAGAGCTTACGCGCGAAACTACGCCTGGTGCTGGCGATGGTGGACGACTCACAGCCGCACAAGCAGAAGAGATCGCAGCGGACATTACAAGCCAGCTTCGCGCGCAACTTCGTCCGCTTGTAAACGGACGTCCGTCTTCTACAGCCGCCGTGCAAGATGTGATTGCGACTGTTAGCACTTCGAACAACGTTTCAACAACAAGCAGGCTCGAAGGCTCCGTTTCGCTTGTGCCTTTCGGCTACAGTGATTCGATTTCATTCAACGTAGGTTTCACGCTTAGCGCGTAAGGAGTAGCACTATGGCAATTCAGCAAGACAGCGCGATCAATGGGCAAATCTACGAGTGGGCAAATTACCGATTTGGCTTCGCTGGCCAAAGGGTTTTCAGCATTCAAGAGTTCGCCGCAAACAAGCAGAACGATGGTGCAGCGGATGTGTTCGGCGTGGGCCGTAAACGCATCGGGCAAACGTTCGGCCAAATCAATCGAGACGGTACCATCACGTTTCTGTTGAACGAATGGCACGCCGTCAAAGAGCTTCTTGAACAAGAGGCAGTACGTCAGGGCGTAGACGACATCTCAGAAGTTGTGTTCTCGATTACCGTGGCTGCGCAACTCACGAAAAAGTCACGCGTACGTACGGACGTGTATACAGGCTGTTCGATTCGCGGTGAGCCTTTCACGCTTACCAAAGGCGGCGAGCCTGTCGCGATTCAACTCACACTTGGCATCGGGGACGTAGAATGATCGTAACAGTTGAAGGGCAAGATCCCGTTGTTGTTGAAGTCGTCAAGCCTTCGCGCTTTGCGTGGCTCGTTTTCAGCAACGCACAAACGAACGGTACGCCAAAAGAGAAGCTAGAGGCAGGCCTTGATCTCGTCAAGGAAAGCCTGAAGAACTTAGGCGATTTCAAGTTTGTTGAAGAGGTTATGGACGCCGTACCATCCGCGTATTTCGACTTCTTGAACGCAGCGATCGAAGCCTATTTGCAAGACGCGAAAAAAGCCACGTTCGAAAAAAAATAGTGCAGTGCTTCCGTTACTGCAAAGATGATTACTTGGTGGCAGCGGAAGCACTCTTTATCTACCGCAACGGACGCGCGCCATGCACGGACAGTCCGCAAGATGTCCGTGCGATGGCAGGCGCAATGCTCGAGGCGCACGCGCTTTGCTCGAAAGGGATCTGAACCATGGCAGCGGTAAAATTCGAAATACAAGCCGTTGCTACCGGTACCGAGCAGATCGAAAAGATCAAAGCGAAACTGCTCGAGACAGAGAAGGCCCAAGAAGCTGTTCAAGCAGCGTTCAAAAAAGCCGGACTGTCCGACAAGCAAGCGGCAAAGGCGAGCGTCATGCACGCCGCGCAAGAGAAGCAGGCTAAAGATGATGCTGCTAAAGCCGTGCAAGAAGCGGCAAAGAAAGCAGACGAGAAAGCCAAGGCTACGCGCAAGGCAGAAGCTGCAGGCAACGAAGCCGCGAAGAGATACGGGAACGATCTAGCCAAGCGTAAAGCCGCGTGGCTTAGCATGGATAAAGCCGCATCGGCCGAAGCATTCGGAGCCATGGCAAGCGGCGCTGCTATCGCCTCCGCAGGCGCGCTAGCGCTCGTCGCTTCGTTCGGCGCGCTGTTCATCAAGATCGGCAATGTGGCCTTTGAAGCGGCGAAATTCAAGCAGGATACCATCCGCGCGCTGACGTACGTCGAAGGCTCCGCAAAGGCTGCAAACGAGACATACAAAACGATCGGCTCATACTCGAAACTTGCAGGCGTCCAAAAGAGCGTGATCGCCGATGCGATGATCGCAGTGAAGCAAGCAGGCTTTGATAAAAAGTCGTCTGAAGACATCGTTGCAGCGGCAAGCGACGTTGACGCGCGAGGCGGTCAAGGTGGAAGTTTCGCGAAGGCTTTGCAGCAACTCAAAGTGAAAGAACACCTTAATTCAGCAACGCTTTCGCAAGTCGCAAGCGCGATCAACGATCCGCTTTTCGAGAAAGAATTTCTCAAACAAATCGGCGCGTCTAGAGGTTTGAACGTAAGCAACGCACTCGCGATCGAAAACGTCAAAGGCCTTCTAGACTCTGGGCAAATCAAAGAGAAAGAGGGCCTTGACGCGATCTTAGGGCTTGTCGAAAGACGCGTTACTAAGATCGGCAAATTGGGATCCGCTGCAATCGATAAAGCGGACAATACGTGGAATGGCCAGCTCGCACGCCTAAAGGGCAGTTTCAACGATCTGCTAGAGAACGTCAACATCAAGCCGATCATTGGAGCGTTAGAGCGTGTCGCTCAAGCGTTCAACCCTGCAACCGAAAGCGGCGCAAAGTTTGCGAAAATCTTTGAAGACCTGTTTTCTAAAGGCGGTTCGCTTCTCGAAGAATACTTGACACCCGAAAATATCAACAAGGTTTTTCGCACCATTACGGACGTACTGTCAGGTGTGAAGTCTGGTTTTATGTCGTTCATCGATGCGGCTAAGCCTGGTCTCGAATCGTTCGCGAAAGCGATGGGCGGAGGCGAAAACAAAGCCGTTTCGTTCGAATCGACCATGAAGGCCATAGGCGAAACGGCCGGTTCTGTCGTGTCGATTATGGCGCGCGTTGCCTCTGGCTTCGTGTGGTTCCAAGAAAAAGTAGGCTTTGCGAGCGTAGCGCTCTTGGCCTTCGCGCCACCTTTGGGGCTGATAGTCCTGACGTTCAAAGCGCTAGCCGCTATCGTGTCGAAAGTTGGCGAAGTTGCTAAGACCGTTTTCGAATGGATCGGAGACAAGGTAACGGCAGTTATCGATGGCATTTCGAAGGCCACTAGCAAGCTAACGAGCCTACTGTCCGGAACAGGCGGAGAGGCTGTCGAAGGGCTCAAAGTTGGCTGGGGGGCCAAGGCGCAAGAAGCCGTTGAAATGGCGCGCAAGACTGCCCGCGATATGGCCGATGCTTCACGCGATGAGCTCAAGATCAAATCACCTTCCAAGGTATTTGAAGAGATCGGCGGTTATGCCGCGGAAGGCTTCGCAGGCGGCTTTGCTGACACGGCAGAGGGTCCGGACGTATCGAAGCTCACGGACGTGCGAGGGCAAGGCAAAGGCGCCGTAGGGGCACGCAACAACACGTTCAACATTGCGATCAACATGGGCAGCAGCAACGGCAACACGGACGATCTCGAAACCGCTGTTCGGCGTATCTTCGAACGCGTTGCAGAGGAAATGGCATGATCTCAAATCCGCTAATCTATGACGTGCTACTTTTCGACAACGTGAAAGCCGCAGGCACTGTAATACCAGGGTCTTTAGAGCTTTCACCGAGCTTTGAGTTTGACACACCCACGGCAGCAGGCGTCGACGGCGCATACGTGATCTTCAAAGGCTACAAGCCTGCTACGTGGTCTGTAAGCATGCAATGTTTCACCAAAGCGCACATGCAGGAATACTTAGAAACCGTTGCGAAGATTGGGCCGAAACCAGGCAAGAAAAACAGGCCCAAAGTGCTACGCGTAAAGAACGGATGGTTCGCACAAAGAGACATTCCGCAAGTCTACGTGACGGAGATTTCAACGCTCAAGAAAGAAGGTAGCGGCGCATTCACGTACGTAATCAAGGGCGTCGAATACCGGACGGTCAAGAAAAATCCAGTGGTCGCAATGAAGGGCCCTACCGGCAACGAGCTACGCGATCGAACGCAAGGCACTGGTTATTTTGGGCTCGCTAAGAGCCTTGCGAGAAAGCCCAAATGATCTTCGATTTTGAGCTAACAACATCGTGCGAGTGTGGGCAATTTGCGTTCGTGCGATCGTCAGAAGCATATGCGTTGGGCGAAGTAAAGTTAAATCTTTGGGATAAAGATTTCACTATGTTTTGCGTGCGTTCGCGACAAGAGGGTGAATATTTCCAATCAATGTTCGTTGCGATGCCACGAACGGTACTAGATGCCGCAAGCTTCACAGATTGCCCGATCAAAATCATCGTGAACAACATCGCGCAAAAGCTTGGCTTCGCGTTCGTTTGCGACATCGCTACGCGCGTTTCTGTAAGCTTCACTGCACACGATGCGAGGCAAAGGCTTAGCGAGCTGTGCACGCTTACTGGCCTTCGCTGGTCTTGTCAACATAAACAAATCGTTGTCGAAGCAAAGAATCATGTTGCAATCGATTATGTGCCTGAAAAGCTAGACTTTGACAACGACGGTAAGCTAAGATACTTGGGTGACGATTTATGGTTTCCGCAAGGTAAAATAGTTCTTGACCGCAACGTGCAAGCTGTTCGTCACACGCAGATCGAACGCGAAAGAAAGACGGAGTTGATCACATGACAGACATCATAAGAAGGCTGTTCGAAAGGGTCTTGTCAAAGTTCGCGTTTCATGCATGGAGCCCGTGCGAGATCGTTGCGCAAGATGCAACGGACTGGTCAATCGTGAGCATACGGTCCGCTCGCTTTGGCGACATCCGTACGGCTACTTTGCTAACCGGATTGCCTGGTCTCGCCGTGCGCGTAGCACCAAGCACGAAGGCCCTCGTGTGCTTCGAAGGCGGCGATCAAAGCAAGCCCATTGTGAGCCTCATGCGAGCGGAAACCAAAGCGCTCGAAATCAAATTCCTTTGCCCCAACGTCACGCTAGGAGTTGAGCCCGCATCGCCAGCTCTTCGCGTGTCTGACACGTTGAATTTGACAGGTACAGTCAACGGCGCATCGTTCACAGGAACAGCAACCGTAACGCCTGGTTTGGGTTCGCCGGCGGTGAAACTATGAGTGCATCCACATACGTCGATCTTGACCCTTACTTTCGCCATATCACACGAAACGAATCGATCGCGCAATGTGCCGTGCGAGCGTGCGAAGAAATACTTTTTGATCGTGCTGACGAAACCTCTCCTGGCGATCTAGAAGATGCACGGTCATGCGAAACCGAAATTGAAACCGATGAACGCGTTGCACGTGCGAGCGTCACGATCGAAGGCAGTGCGCTAAGCATCGCCATTGAAACAACTGACGGTACAGAACTGCAGTTATCGGGCACGCTAACCGACGAGATGATCGAAAACATTGTGAGCGAAACATGAACCTAGCCGATCTGCTGAAACCATCTACGAAAGAAGACTTTTTTCGCACACTGCTAAGCCTTGCGAAAGATGCCGGCTTTCCTGTTGAAGATTGGCAAGAGCGCGAAGTTGCGCGCAAGACTCTCGAAGTTGTGGCTAACGCACTATCCGTTTTCTCTGAGACGTTGCGCGGCTTTGCTTCGTCTGCCTTCCTGTCGAAAGCAACCGGCGATTGGCTTACGGTCCTAGCGTCAGAAGTGTACGGCGTTGAGCGTGGCGCGGCGTCGCGCGCATTCCGTACTGTCCTGGCCACAAACAACACCGGAGGCAATTGGAGCGCAGCCGCCTATAGCATCGTGTTGAACGTTGCCGGCACAGATATCTTTTTCACGAACACAAACGCAACAGGCACCATAGCCGACGGCGCGAGCGTCACGCTCTCTTTGCAGTCTATGGCCTTCGGTACCACGCAAAACAGCACGACGCTTACTCTTGATGCCACGAGCGGATTAGCTGCAAACGTAGACCTTTCGGACAGTATCATCACAAGCACGGCGAGCGATGTTCAGCGCGACGAAAGCCTCGTGCAAGCCTGCTTAGACAAATGGGCACTCGTAGCAAAGGCTACTGACGATTGGTACGCGGCGAGCGCTCGAGCGTACCATACGTCAATCAAGAAAGTCTCTGTAGCGCGCGCAACGCCAAACGCTGGCGATGTGACGATCTACATCGCCAACGCATCCGGACCATCCGTTGCTGGAACGGCAGCCGCGCTAGAGGCGTACCTTGATCCAAAACCCGCGCACAATGGGCCTGCGGGATGGGCCGATAACACCTATGTTTTGGACGGTACGCAAACGACTGTGAACGTCGCCGGAACAGTGACAGTACTAGTCGAAGAGATCGACGCCGTGCGAGATGAAGTTGAAAACGAATTGCTTGTGTACGCAGAAGAATTGCCAATGGGCGCAACCGTGCAACGCAACGAAATAATCGAGATCATCATGCGCGCAATGTCGAGAAACAAGGCTAATAAGCTTAGCTTGACCTTTCCAGCAAGCGACGAGATTGTGCTCTCTGCAAACCAGTACGCCGTCTTTTCTACAGCCTCGATCGCGTGGTCTAGTGTATGAACCCTCTTGATTTTATACAACTGATAGTCCGTTCGGCGCCTTCGTGGCTACAGCGCACGATTGGGCGAGCTTGGCTTTCGATCTTTGGCGAGGGCATAGACCTGCTCAACGAACAGTCCGTGCAGTCAATGGAAGCGCGCTTTGCACGGTACGCTAGCGAGGATGCGCTGGCCATGATCGCTCTTGATCGGATGGTCCTAAAGTGCCCGTCTGAGACCGTTGCAGAGTACCGTGCACAGCTTCAACGCGCATGGTACTGGCAAGGCATACGCGGTACGGATGAAGGGCTTATACAGTCCTTTGCGCGTGCTGGCCTTACGCTCTCAATCTTCCGAGTCATAGACACCGCAGGCACACCAACAACGGCAACAAGTACGCGATGGCTCGTGATCCAATTGCCGCACGATTTCGGCCCTTCGCCGCTGATCGGATCCTTTACGATTGGCGATGGCACGACGCTAGGACCGCAAGAGCCCATAGCAGGCACGTTTGCCTATCTGCGCGCGGTTCTAGACCGCTTCGCCGCATCACATTGGAATATCAAAGGCGTGTGGCTTGTCACGGACGATCCGCTCGCTGAGGGTCCGGTTGACGACACATGGAATGGTTCGGAGTTGTTTGCAACATCGTGCACACTGCAAAGGATAATTTGATATGAGCTACGATCCAATAACCCCCGTACCATCCGACCCTCTAGCAGCGACGTACGACGGAGAGCTAAACGGCAATAGTGCAACCGGCAGCTATTTGAAAGGCACGCTGCAAAAGGTTGTAAACAACTTGCACAAGGCGCTTGTGTATAACCTTACGGTACCAAGCGATTTGACAGGACTGTCAGGCGTCGTAAACGGCGAGCGTTTCTTCGTGCCTGGGTACGGGCACTATACTTATTCAAGCGCAAGCACGGCAACCGAAATGAGCCCGTGGATCATCAACGGGCCTTCATCCACAGGGCGTTTCGTGCATGAAACTTTGGCGTTGACGAACAGTGCCGAACGTGTAGCGGACAACCTTTTCGCCTTGTGCGATAGCTCTGGATTGCTCCTTTCGCCGCACCCAAACCAGATCGTTTGCAACGACGCAATCAACGACACAACAACGTACAACACAGCAAACAGTACGTACGTCGATCTCGTCTCGCACACGTTGACAGTTTCGCCGGCGATCGTGTCAGGAGACATCTTCGAGATCCACATCTGCGGAGGCTACTCCGTCGTGGCTGGCGGCGGCTCTGACACCGGATCGATTCGTGCGGCTATCACGATCGGCGCAAGCACTTACACGCTAGCTATCTTAGAGCGCACGTTCAATGAGAGTACGTCCGGCTATTGGTCTATGCATGCACTCGCGCGAGCAAATACAGTTGGCGCGGCGAGCCTAAAGCTGCAAGGCAAGTACACCGGAGGGGGCGCGCTTGGAACGTACCTAAGCAACGTGTCAGGAAGCATCAAGCGGTATCGAAATCGCGTTGGTAGTGGCTATATTGATTTGGTGTAGAACATGGCAATCGCAGCAGAAAAAATCCGTCGTTTCAATCAACCCGCAACGATAACCCTTAGCGGAAATCGCACGCTCACAGAAGCCGATTTGCTAGCCGATGTGATCACGTTTGAAGGCTCACCCGGTGCGAATTGTACCGTTACCGCTCCAAAGATCGAAGGCGGGGTTTGGCTCATTCGCAACGATCTCACGGGAGCCTATACGATCACAATGGGCGCCGTGGTTGTGCCTAACGGACAGTCCGCTTTTGTTGCTTGTGTCGACGGCGCCTTTGAGCTCGCTGGCAAAGACTCGCCACAGCAAGCCATCGTTGTCGTAAACGCAAGCTCGTACGCGATCACATCAACGGCTGAATTCTTGCTTCTAACGTTTGATGGCGACGGAGACAGTTGGACCGTCAATTTGCCGCAAGTCGCAAGCGTTCCACTAGGCAGAAAAATAACGCTGTATTCTGCTAGCGTATCGAACAGTTTCGATAATTTGACAGTCTTACCGCATGCTGACGACACTTTGAACGGATCCGTGAATGGAGAAATTCTAGTGCAATCGTTGAACCCAGGCGTTGATTACAATCGGGCCTTGTATGCTGTTTTCGTTCGCGTTGATAGTGGTTGGCAGTCAGAGACAGTACGCGCAACGGACGTGACAGGCGCGTTCTCTGTAGTGACTTTGAGCCTGTAAATAAAGGAGATTCATCATGTATTCAAGACCAGTAGGCCCTAGTACTGTACGCGTGTTTGATGGTTCCACATTCAACGCAACCTACCCTAGCGGATTTGTTGTTTCAACAGTGCTAAGCAAACCGTACCTTGTGGCAATTCGTGCGCGAGCGGACTGTACTATTTCAATCAAGCAAGCGAGCTACCCTACGGCGCAAACGATCGAACTGGTTGCGCACGAAGAGCGTGCGCTCGAAATCACATCAATCGAATCAATCGTGAGCGGTACGCCGGGTTATTTAGAGATGATTTTTTGACAAGCTAGAGCAAGCATGCGTAAGATCTGGCATGGCCAAAACCGACTATTCTGAAACGTTTGCGTGTCCTGTTGACTACCACGAAGAGCGAACAACAAGGCGCGAAGTGTCGCGCGAAACATTCGCCTACGGCTGTCGTCGCATCATGCCGATCACCAGTGAAGACGAGTCGTTTACGCGTCGAGAAACGGACGGTGCGCGATGAGTTTGTGCATAAGTCTATCGTGTCAACACCCTCGCATGCTTTTGAGCATGGAGGTTCGGTCTTTTGAACACGCAAAAGAAGTTATTCAAACCATGGCTAGCAGGCTCGGAAGGCATGAGCGAATACACGTGAGAATGGATCCAGATTTTGGAATGCTCGGATGGTACGCAACCGTGAAAGCCCAGAGCGCAATGCTATTCCCGCGATTCATGTTTGAAGACGAAACGGATGGTACGCGATGAGTGAGTATTTTCTTGGCGATAGGGTGTGCCCGTGCCCCTGTATGTGGCTGAAAAATTGGGCACACGGACATTGCTACGCGTGCAGAAGTGCGCAAAAGGCTAAAGAAGACGCGCGAAGACGCGCGAATGAAGCAAAGCGAACGGACGGTGCGCGATGATCAAGTTTTCAGGCAACACGAACGATCCAGCGTTCGCAAGGCTAAGCGTTGATTTCTACAGTTCGCTTGATGTTTGCCAAGGATGGCAAGGCGCGAGCCTTAGCCAACACAACGCGCTAGACCTTGTGCAACAAACCGTTTCGTCGATGCGCATAGGTGACAGTGTTCGATGGATTCATTTTGAGCTGCGAGCGCACGGTGAACGCTGGCTTATGAATGCCAACGTGAATCACAAGCTTTGCACTTTGGAAATACTGGACGGTACGCCGTGAAGCCACAATTTGCATATGTGATGTGTGTCACGTGTAGACGCGTGAAAGTTGCGCTTGCTGGTCGCACGATGCCGCTATGCGTACAGTGCACGGCACTCTTGACAGCGAAGCCGGATGGTCAGGAATACCCAGAAGGCCTAACGATTCGCGTTGACGGCAAGGTGATAAAATGAAGTGCATTGCAGGCTTTCGGAGTGGTCTAGTTGGCCTGTTCGTTGACGCAAAAGACCCTTGCGTGTTGACCGAAAAGCGACGAGATGCGAAAGTTTTCGGGTCTGTAAACGAGGCCGTGCGCGGTCTTTTTCACTTCACGAAACGTGACGATGAAGAGCCTTTTGTGATTCAGTTTGGGCGAGCTGAGACGGTTCGCTTCACGTGCAGCTTTTGCCTTAACGAAGCGGCTCATCGCGTACACAGAATGCACGAAGCGCTAGTTTGCGAAACGTGTGCGAGCGAGCTAAAGTTGAAGCACTTGGAGCCGATAAAATGATCTTGTGCGACGTGTGTCTCAACTATGCGACAAGCGAAAACATCTGCATTGCCGTGTGCGATGAATGCGCAAAAGATCTCGACCTTCTAGAGCGCTTCGAACCCACGCCACACGCTGAAATTGCGCGCGACCTGAACAAGCGAAACAATCGGCTAGAGGCTGTCGCGGTTGAGTTGCATAAAGGCGCGAGGAGCGACGAAAGATGCCGAGAACTGGCAATCGAAATACGAAAAGCGATCTCACCGAATTGGAGCCGATAAAATGATCTTGTGCGATGTGTGTTGCGACTATGCCACTAGCCGGAACGCCGGTTTTGCGGTGTGCGATGAATGCGCGAAAGGCACTGATACGTCGTCACACGACGAAACGCCACACGCTGAAATTGCTCGCGATCTAAACGGGCGAAACGCGAAGCTAAACGCTGTATCAGACGAGCTCTACGATGGCGCGCTTAGTGATAGCGAATGCCAAGCATTAGCCATTCGCATTAGAAAGGCGATCGCGCCAAATTGGAGCCAAGATGAGAAATAACGCCATTGGATACGCGCGCCTACGAAAAGCGATCTACGACGACAGCAAGAGCGGAAGGCCTCGCCAATTGCCAGAACAGGTAAGGCGCCTTACTGCGTGCGTGAGCGCGTTGCAGTTGTTGATAAATGAGGCGGGGATTGACGTTGCCGTTGTGTGGATCGTGCTTGTCGAACTGTTGATAGAAACGGGCTATACGGTTTCGGTTGTTGAAGCGTTGATCGATTGGCTCGAAGCTACGTACACATAGCCACACGCAGAGTCTCGACGGCTTCAAAGATCGAACGCGAAACGGCAGGGCGTGAAACGCTTTGCCGTTCGGCTATTTCGTCGAGCGTCAAGTGCTCGAAAAAGTGCATGATTGCGCGAGTTCGGTTAGGGTCGGGCATGGCTTCTAGTACCGTCCGTGCGTGGTCTAGCAAGCGTTTCTGTGTAGCCAGTTCTTCTGGGCTAGGGCTTGCTTCGTCGACGTCTGCAAAGCGCTCTACGAGGCGCGGCGCGAAGAGATTGAACTTTGCTTCGTCGTCTCCATTGGCTTGCGTTGCGATGGCGTGCGGAATGCCTTGTGCGTGCGCTTTGGCGTACTGTACCACTCTCGACGGGTTGAAACCAGAAAGGCCCACGTGCGAAGGGTCTAGATGCGTGCGCAACGCTTCGCTGACGTACTGTCTTATGCGGCTTCGTGCGTTGGCTGGAAGTTCGCCAGTGTGGCGATAATCGCTTGTGATGCGCGCGCAAACATCGGCAACGAGATCGTCGTGATCGTAACCGGGAGCATTGCGCAAGTGTTTTCGCCGTACCTCTTGGCGAATGGCGTTCATGTTCGCGGCAAACCATGCGGCAAGCGTCATGCCGAAAGCGTAACACGGCCAGCTGTCAACCTGCAAGTTTGCACGCCATGACTGCAACTTTGCAGCTTGTCAACCGCGCCTCCGAAACGGCTAAAGCCCACTCCGGTCACCAAAGCCCTATTTTTATAGCGTTTCAGCATTTTTCGAGCGAGAGGGGCACGCTGGTCACTATGGGTACCCCGTTCGCAATTTTGACGGGGGCAGGCAAGCCGTGTGCCAGAAAACGCTATTGAACGCGAAATCGTACATATATAAGTACTCCCCGCTGCGAAGTTGGCTACGCATGACAATTGAGTCGCGCCTAACGCACCTGCTAAGAAAACCACTTATATAGCCCGACCAGAAATCACCCGTCTACACTAGCACTTAAACTGTAGCGCTACTCGATTTGGCACCAACTTCTTTCCTATTCCCGTATTTTGACACACTAAGACAATTGAGATCTATTGGATGTGTGAGACAAAAAAAAGAGCGTTTTATTGAACTACCGTAAATCATAGGCTAGATCGGATCGACTTACATAAGTGTCCTCTTTCGTGACACTGCGCACTCTTCTACGCACCCATGACGCATCAAGCCGTTCGATTTCACTAGACCGCTGCGCGCTTCTGTGCGCAGTATCGTCTATCCACTGGTTTCACAGTCAGCGCGTGGCAACCACGTACTAGACCGTACCGCGGTGATACACCACGGCGAAACGCACACCCGGTAGCGACAGACCGTAAGGCGCGCGCTACCAGCCAACCACGGCCCCTAGACCCCTAGCAGCCGATCTAGCAGTGGATACGACAAAGCCCCAAGCGCTGTAAGGCGATGGGGCTGAGTCGTTTCTAGGGGGCGCGGGCTAGGGCGCGGGGGAGGCGCGCGCGCGCTGATAGTCTTCAAACGTCATCGGCTTTAGGCTGTCGATTCGTGCTTGCACTGCGCGGATAATCGGGGCGTCGTCGAGCTCCCCGGGGCGGATGGCTTCTTTTGACGCGCAATCGTCGCAAAATCCTTGGCTTCTGCACCCCTCCGATGTCGCCAATCTCCCGCAAAGCTCGCTGCAATACCCTGAAACGGCCACCGCTCGCAGCTCGGCGAGGGTCATCGGGATTGTCTTGTCGTCGGTCATTTCGCGTCCTCCGTTTGTGGCGCATTTCGCGCACCGTCCTCTATCTTCGCTTCGTTACAGCTCGGATGCCACCCATCGTGCCACTTTCGCAGGCACTTCTCGCACACGTACTCGTGGTCGCCGCTCTGCATCACAGGCACATTCTCGGCCTTGCATGCGTCGCATTCGCTGCGGTCTTCGGCGTCGAACGCCCAGTCGATTTGGCCGTCGGTGCAGTGGTCGCACGTCTCCACGTCGCACGGGTCGTCTTCTTCGACGTGGATGCAGCTGACCTCGTGGCACGACTCGCAGTGCGCGTTGCAGTAGTAGCCGAGCCCGTTGCAGTGCCCGCACTCGTGCATGTGTGGCGTGTGCGGGGTCATGGCGTACCGTCCTCTCTAAGCTTCTTTGCCTCGTCTTCTAGCACGCATGCAGCCCAATCAACCGCGTGTGCCTTAGCGGCTTCTAGCGTCGTGTGTGGTGTGTCAGCTTCGGCAAAATCATTGCATGCGCCTGCTAGCGCAAGCGCGTATCGAAAGCACGCGTGATCCTTGTACCTGAAAACGAAGACGAACCATCTGCCTATCGTTATGTTTTCGCCTTCTAATGTCGTGTTTGGTTCCCATTTCATTCTCGAAATCTCCTTTGAAACTCGGCCTTTTCTCCGTTGTTCCATTCTGGGTTGTGTTCGCTAATCAGGTATGCATACGTTACTGCCGTCGGCAAGAATTGGCCTTCGAAACCGTAGCAACTGCAATGGCTAGCAGACACAACGAACCATTCGCGCGTGATCACATTGCACAGCACAATGAACGCCTCGCCCTGATAGTTTTCGTAATTGTCGCGAAAGAACACGATCGCGTACTCCGAAACGGCCCACGGGTCAGCCTCAAAATCGCGTACTATCCGTTCGCGCATCTCGTCTTGATTTGGCGCAAACACTCCGTTCTGAAATTCGTCTTCAGTCATGACAGCAACCGCCAAACCAGCACCAACAACGCAACCTCAAACGCCCATTTCGAAACGGACATACAGACCAGAAAAGCGCGGCCCTGTTCTTCTGCCACACGTTGCGCGACGAGCTGTTCAGCCGCTTGCAAATAGGGCGAACGATGCGCGATTAGCGCGAACGCATCGCGTGCGATCCAGGTAGCTACAACAACGATTGCGATCCAATTCATTTTACCAGCTTTCTCACGATCTCCGTGATGCCTTGCGCAACGATCGCGGTACCTTTTGCGAAATTGTTCTTTCGAACATACGCCTCTATCGCCTCTTCTGCCGTCTCGCACTCGCACACCGGGAACGATTCGCCGCGGTCGCTAAACTCAACTTCTACGCACCAAAACTCTACCTTTTGCATTCTGTTTTCTCCTTTGGTTTTCAGTCAACACCCGCCGTCGGAATCGAACCAACGCTACTGCGTGCTATTGTCACGCGGCACCAAGCACGGGCAAACGCACGGACGTCCGTGCTACTGTACTATTTCGCCATTAGCATCCTGGCCTTGTATACACGAAGCGCCGTATACATATCTGATTGACTTACGCCTAAAGCCTTTTGCACGTCGGTCGCGTGCATTGTTTTCAGCAACTCAAGTGCTTGAAAAACCTTTGCTTCCGACATTGTTGCCGGCAAGCTTTTTTGCCCCGTGTATGTGTTCACCACGTCTTTTGTTGCGCCCGTTGCTGCCATGATTTCAGATCGATTTTTGCCTTCGCAGTGAAGCTTTTGAATTTGCTCAATCGTTCTTTCGCTTGTTCTTTGATGGTATTTTTTTGTGCGCGTTTTCTCGACCTTCACCGCGCTTTGCGACGCTGCGATCTTGTCTTTCACTGCGCATACGACGAAATCAAGAATGCTCTGGTTTTCGTTCTTTGCGTTTTCGATGTCTGCAATCAATTCTTTTGAAAACATGGGGCTCCTTTATATCGCCTCGAAAATATAGCCTGATAGTTGTTTGATTTCTTCGCGTTCGTGCACGGTCAGGCGCTCGGCACGCACCCAGAAGACTAGGCTTTTGTTGTCGCTTTTGTCTTCGATAGCGCGCCCTGACGGCCCGATCATTGTGCAGCCCATACCGAATAGATAGCGGCGCGTTTGAAAGAAGCCAAGGCGTAATAGAAGCGCTGCGGACTCGGCACGTGAGCCCGCGCGCATTGGGTGAGGGTCGGGGCGACGCACGGACATCACGTTGCCCTCATCGACGCCAAAGGGGAGGCCTAGCGCACGCACTTTGGCGATTGCGTCTTGCTGTGTGTCGGCTTCGACTACGACGGACACTACGCCTTGTTTTGCTTGCCAGTGTGCCACTATTCGGCCTCGACCATTTCCGCGAGTCGCTCATGGATTGCGCGAAGCTTGGCAACGTCACGGCCAGCTCTTGTTGCTGCGGACCGTACGCGCGTTTTTGTGGCATCGTCGGAGCGCTTTAGAAGCGTTTCGATGTCTTCTATCAGTTTGGTAGGGTCCGTTCCCAGAGCGTCAATGAATGCGCTCCAATCAAGCGGCAAAGTGTCGGGTAAAGGCGCGCGCGTTTTGGCCTGCCATTGTGCCGACCATTGGGTTTTGAGCACGCGCGAGCCGTTGCTTTGGCCGACCTTGCGGCCCATTTTTTCAGACGATACGGCCTTCACTTCACGCGTTGCGAATAGAACGAAATCGGCCCATTCCCGCCAAAGTGCAGCGCTCTTCGCGTTCATCTTCAACCCGATCGAATCAATCAACGAACCATCCGCCGTCGTTTCGCGAATGGTCTGTTGATGGGCGATCGCAATGACGTTCATGCGTTCGGGAATGGCGGCGATAAATTCGCGCCATGTGTCAAGCGCGAACACGTAGCCTTTGCCATACTGTAGATCTTCGATGTTTTTCTTGCCCTTGATTGTCGCAACATGGGCCCAACAAACCGTTTCCAGCCAGTCTAACGAATCGATAACAAGCGTTTCGAATTCCTGACCATCCGTTGTGTGAAGCCACGCTAGCGCGTCGAGGGCGCCCTTCCACGCGCTGACCTCAGGGAATCGGGCAACGTCAAGATGCGCGGTCCCTGACTCCGTCGACAAGAAGATCGGCGATGGGGCCTGTGCCGCGAAGGTACTTTTACCTACTCCGTCGGCACCATACACGACGATCTTTTTCGGAAGGCTCAATTTGCCTCTAACAATTTTCATTCGATCACCAATCCTAACAGTGCGCTTGCTACCGTGAAAACGTCCGCATACAACACGCGTTCAGAACCATCAAACAACTCGCTTTCTGTTTCGACTAGTACGGGCTTGCCCCATTGGGCTTGCGCAATCGCCGACAACGTGTTCGCTACTTCTGGCCTAAGAACGTGTGTAGCTACAGCGACAACCGTATAATTTTTGTAGTGCTTTACGGCCGTGTTATGGCAGTCAAACACTAGCCCGTTGATGTTGATAGTGACTTGATCCTTCTTCAGGTTGAAACCAATCGCTGCGTTCATCGTAATTCACAATCCTTTCGTTTCGGACAATACAGCCGATCGCAATGTTCTCCGGCATGGGGTCTGCTATTTGGCGGCATGCGTGCAAGCCATTCAAGAAACAGGAACGTTTCGCGCACTTGGTGCATGCTGTATTCTGCTACGCGGTATTCTGGCTCTTCGTGCCATTCTTGAAACTGGCATATAACGAGACGGACTAAAGGCTCAGGAACAAGCATATCTTTGCAGGCGACCGAAGCCATATAAGCATATGCCAGAAGCTGCAAATTGCCTTTAGGGTGCACCGGATGGCGTCCGGTTTTCCAATCAACGACAGTGATTCGATCGTGGCCAACCATGATCAAATCGGCCTTGCCGCTAATCAGCGCATCGGGTGAAGGCTCATCACCGCCAATGCTCACGGAGCCATCAGGCATATAGTCAAAGCGACGCTCAATCATTCGCAAAGGCTCTAGCCCCTCAGAGTCAACGAAGGTACAGATCGAACGCAGTGCTGTGCAAAGTGCTTCAACCGGGAAGTTTGATTCATGGCGTGCGTACAGTACGCGCTCAATTACGCCGTGTTTATAGATGCCATTCTGCGCAGCGTCACCGCTTGGGCCTTCGTCAGTACCTAGCCAGTGATCGCAGTGGCTGAAAAGCTGTAGTTTGCTTGCTCGTATCACTCGCTGACCTCCTCGCCGATCACCTTGTATTTGTACTGTACTAGCCTCGTAACGAAATTCTTCTGATTCACCGGACAACCTCCCCGCGCTTTGATATAGTCCCTATATACAGTGTAAGTTGTGTGCACGTCTTTAGGTACTTTGCCTAGATGTCGCTTTGCAAACTCATAAAGCGGATCGTTAGCGGCAATGAGTTCAATGTATTTTTCTTTCGACAGTTCGTATCGACCGCGCTTGATTAGGGCCTGTGCTGCGTTCAAACATCGTAGTGCAATTGCTGGTCTTTCGGCTTCTAGTATGGCCTTTGCGATGTCTCGCTTAGGGCTATCTTTGAACACGTTTCGAAACTCAATTATCGCCAATCGTCGCATGACCGCAGCGTCGACGTTGATGAAACCGGCTAGGCTGTTCGTTGAAAACAGATGGCCAGCCACGATACGCGCATTCTCTGTAGGGCGATTTTTCTGCTCTACCTCCACAAGATCGCCGGCTGTTACTTGCTTGAACTTTTCGGTTAGCAATTCGTTGCGGTCTGGCAGCTCAGAGACAGCGTTTAGACGCTTGCCCTTTAGCGCGATGAGGCTAAAGCGCTCACCCCAGTTCGCCACGCTCACCGCGCCTATAAACGCGTCCGGGAATAAGCCAACGAACAGGTTGATTAGCTCGCTCTTGCCGTTTGCACCAAGCCCAAACAGGGTAAAGACTGTTTGAAATCGGTACGCGATGCCGAGCATGCACGCGCCTATAAACTCGATTGTGGCTTCACGTTCTAGCTTCTGGTTTGGCTGAAACAATTCGTCACAGAACGCTTCAAACTTTGGGCAGTCCGGACGGTCCGCAAGATCGTATCCAAAGCGCACGCGATCGTGAAAAGCTTCGCAAGGTATCGTTTTTTCTAGCCTTTCGTTGATGCGCACACCGTTGAATAAACACCCTGGTTCGGCCATAGGCAAAGGCGCGTAGATCTTTTGCTTCAGGATATACCCAACGCTTTCAACCATACCCTTTGACACCCTGAGCTTCTTGGTTCCGTTGCTGGTTACGACTCGGCACTTTGACAACAAGACAGTGATGCGGCTAGCGATCGAAGCTTGTTCAACCGCTAGCCATATACCGCGATCATATTGCCAAGTTTCTACACCGTCGAAAAGCATGGGTGTGTGCGCGCTGGTCAATTCAGCAACCAGCGCATCAGCAACAACATCGTGACTATCCGACGAAACCAGCATTAGAAAGGCGCCGCGTTGGTCAATCGCTCAAGCCAAACAGCAGCGAGCTTCGCTTTGAAGATTTCGCCCTTATACCAGAACTCGCCCTTGTCATTCTTTGGCGCCGCGTCTCCTTTTTCTTTGTCTTTCTTGACCTTCCATTTCTGAAACGAGATAAATTCTTTCAATTGCTTTTCGTCAAGATCACCCATGCGCAAGCCTTCCATTGGCGCGCATTTGGCCTTTGGTGGACCCTTCTTGATTACCGGATTGAACCAGTCCTTTGTGTCGTGTTGCGCGCACCAATCATGATCGAACGGGGCAAACTCATCGTCTGTTTCTGGCGCGCTTTCTGCTTGTTTCGCCGGCGCCCGTTGCAGGTTCATCACGTCAGCTTTGAGGTTTGCGAGGTCCGATTGACAAGTTTCTAAAACCGACCACAAGTGATTGAACTCTTCACGCGTAACGATGTCAACGTTTCCAATAACCATTTCGTTTCCTGATACCGCTTGCACTGCTTGTTTCTTTGCCATGTTTCAATCTCCTTTTATTCGTTTAGTAACCGCAACATTTCCGCAATGTCGGCTTGCGCAATGCCTAAATATTCTTTCAACAACTGCTTGTCTTCTTTGCTGAATTTCAAGTGTGCGTAGCAGTTTTGCATGGTTTGGCTAACGCTCTCAATTCGGTTTCTTGCGCCGTTTAGCTTGGCTCGTAACAGCGCAAACTTTTCAAGTTCCATGGGTTGCCCTATAGACGCGCAACTCTGCGCGCAATTTCTGTAAGATGTTTTCGGCTCTCAACAAATCTTCGTGCGCTAAACGCACTTGTTCGATCGGAAACCGTAGGGTTTCTTCGTTGTTCAATTCGTCAATGATAGCGGCAACATAATACCCGTTTGCGTTGTCAAGTCGCGTCTTTGCAATGTCTTGTAGCATTGAACACTCTCGCAACTTCTCTTCAATTACCTCTTGCATTGGTTTCCCTTAGCCATGCGACGAAAGCACGCGCCTCGTCGGGTGTCCTAATTACACGGTAGATGCCACCGTGCTTTTCGATCAACTTCTGATAAACGATTTGATTACGCGCTTGCACTCCTTTTGGCGTCTTGATTTCTACTTCAACGTGACGCCCATACGAAACGCCGTAGTAATCAGCAGCTCCGTCTATGCCTCCGAATTGGACCGTTCTGTTATCGAACGATGCCACGCCACGCGCGTTGCGGGCTAATACACAGTCTACGCCGTTTGATATGATCGACGCGCAGAGACGGCTATAAACGCTCTCTAGCTGGCCTGTAAACTCACGCCATACGCCGTCGAGATACACCGCTTTGAACACGCGACGCTCGCCACGGATGACCGTAACATGATGCTCTGGACCGTCCGGAAACGTTCGCATCACTGCCTCTGCGGGCGTTCGCGCTTCAATCTCTTTACCGTCAATGGTGTAGATCATTTCACAGCTTTCTCTGCCGTGTATTGAACAACGCTATTCACGGCAAATGTTTCGATCACACTATCTAACTCATCGAACACATAGACAAACCCGCAGCTTCTTATGCCTTTTGCGTGCAATAGCACCGCTTCTTTTGCGCTATCTGCGCTTATTTTTACCCACAACGGCGTGTGCCCAGTTGGCAATTTGCCATCTGAAAATCGGCAGAAATAGATCATCGCCCTTTGACCTCCTTCACCTTCACCTCTGCGCGCAACGAAACGTCTACCGTGTACGTATCAACTCGCCCGCTCGGATAGCGCACGAACACATTGAAATCGTGTGCGATCGGCTCTTCTCTGTTCAACGAGTCTTGTGCAACTTGACGCACTAACGGCTTTAGAAACTCGCTTACGCTTTGCTTGGCTTTCGTTTCTCCGTTGCCCCAAAGATTTGGTTCCAACGTCTCTACACTATCCGCAATTTGCCATTGAAAAGATTTCATAATACCTCTTTAGACCTGTAGCCAATTGTAAAGATGCGTTCAACTTCGACGGTGACGAAAACATAAGTGCTTTCGCAGAATACGTATACAACCTCTTTCGGTGACTTGAGTTGCGGGCCTACGTCAACGATACTAAGCCACTTTTCAGCCGCGCCCAAAGCGTGATTAGCTGTGACAAGCGGCCAATTCATGACCGGTTGTTTGGGCGGCTCGCCTTCGGAAACAAACACTCTAAAATTCATTCTGCCCACCATGACGGCCAAAAGCCGTAACGAGATTTGAACTGCATAGGCGCCCATTTTGATTTGAAACCTAATCGTTTCGCAAGGGCTACCTGCTTTGCCAACCATTTCTTTTTATACTCTAACGACTCTGCTTCCCTCACTTCCCTTAGCTCTTGTTGTTTCTGTTCACGAGTCTTGCGCGGCTCACGCGTCACCCAATGCCCCGGACAGTCCGTGGTCTCGCACGCTGCAGGCTTCACGACGTACACGCGGCCACACGCAACGCATTGCGAAGCACTTTGATTGCTGCGTGTGATCGGCCGATCTTCTAGATGATACTCTCGCGCTTCGTAGGGATGCCCATGCTCGAAAATGTTGCCGCAAAGGTCAATGATCTTAGCGTCGTACTTGCCCGCGCTTGGCCGAGCCATTCGCCCACACGCTTGAATCCATGTGCTAGGGTGTTGAAACTTTCGAGCGACAATTGCACAAGATGCATGCGGCGCATCGAAGCCCTCAAGAAAAAGATTCACACTCGACAAGCACGCAAGTTCGCCCTCAAGAAATTGCTTCACGCGCTTGTCACGATCGGCGCTTTCTCCGTCTACGTGAACGGACCGTACGCCCAAGCGCGCTAGGCCCTCCGATACCTGTCTTGATTCTGGAATGCTGTTTGCAAATATCAGCGTAGGGCGAGCTTCACTATGATCGAAATACGCTTTGATTATAGCCTGAATCATGGTGCAAATATCCGTAGTGGCACAATGCGGTTTTCTAGCAAAAGTTGTTCGTGCGTCGTGACAACGTGAAGCGTTTCGAACAGATCGCCTAGACCTGCTCCGTCTGACCTTTGGGGCGTTGCTGTAAGGCCGATGCGGCGCACACCAGACAAGCGATCAAACAAATCTTGCCAAGTGCTAGCGGCACTGTGATGGGCTTCGTCAATGATCACCTGATCCGGATAGTACGTAAGCTCACGATTCTTGATCGTCGCCGGCGAGGTGATACACACTTGCTCTAGATTTCCAGGCAAGGGCGTACCGTCCATTGCGATTGCAGGGCGAAAGCCGGTTGCCTGTTCTATCGCGATCGCGGCTTGCACGGCAAGTTCTCGACGATGCGAAACCCACAACGTGCGACCACCCAACGCGGCTACAAGCGCAGCGCCGATGATCGTCTTTCCGCTGCCCGTAGGGCTGACAAGCAGCGTGTGCGCGGCCGTAGAAAGAACGTGCGCGATAGCGTCTTTCTGGTAGCCGCGCAAGGTCGGTGTTTGCATGACTAGGACTAATGCGAAGCGTGTGCCAAGGCGCGTACGCGGCGACGCTATTGTATCGTGCGATCGGATATAGGCGGAAATCAGCAAGCCGCTTGAAGGTGACGAAAATTGTCACTTTGCAGATCGACAGTGACAATTTGCGCACTACCTATTTTGCAAGCGTTTCGTTGCGCGGTGCGTGTAAGCCTACATCTGCTCACATGACGAAAATTGTCACTTGGCTTTGGCACGCAGATTTTCGCTTACCCAACCAACACGCTGTTTTATCAGCCGATCGCATTGGCACGCGCCATGCAATACCCTTCGTCACAATGACGAAAAAATCACACACGTTCTACGGCTGTACAATCTTTCCTTGCGCTCACAAAAGCTCGCTTCGCTGGTATTTTGGTGGGCTGTTCGGTCAAGAAGCACTACACGAAGAAAATCGACAGCAATTCAAAACACTGAAAGAAGCAGAAGCCTACTGCAAAAGCTACACGACGCTTTAAGGGCAAATCACAATGCAAATCAGCGAATACCACGGATCGAAACGCAGCCAACGCAAAGCCCTTCAATTGTCGTTCGGCGTCGAACTGGAAGCCTACACAACCGAATATTGCGATTGTGTTTGCGGCTGCGACTGTTCGCACGATGCGCCTTGCCACTGTGCTTGCCCTTGCGGCGCTGGTTGTTGTGTCACGGAGATCGTTCACACGTGCGAGTGCAGAGGCGGACAATACGATCCTTGTCCGCACTATGACGACGGCCCATTTGTTTGCAATTGCCCGTGCGACTGCAAACGCAATTGCCCATGCTGTGACAAACGATCGTGCACGCACGGCTGCGCGCATGAATCAGAATGCGATTGTGGTTGCGAAGGCGACGACGATCACGGTTGCCCCAATGCACAAGACGATTGTGTCACGTGCTGCGCCGTCAAAGGCCTAGCGAGAGCGGCGTTTGGCGTTGGCAATCTGCGAGGCATTGAAGCCGACAGCTCGATCGAGTCCGACGAATACCTCGCGATCGAACTTGTTTCACAGCCTGTTACGCTAGCAGAATGGCGCAAATTGGACGTGAGCACCAAGAGACACACGGGCTACGTAGACGTGAACGACTCTTGCGGGATGCACGTTCATGCGTCGCGCGGTTTTCTGTCGAATGCAGATTGGCTAGACGTTGCCGATTGGCTAGCGCAATGGACGGACGGAACGATCAAAGATTGGTTTTGGCGCGCACCGAATGAGTTTTGCTGCAACGAAGCGAGCGAATCGAAACGATACAGCGCGATCAACTTGACGAACGAAAACACTGTAGAATTTCGAGGCTTTGCAGGCACGACACAGACGGCGAAAATACAGTTCGCCGTTGAATTGGTGCATGCACTCATCGTTGCGAAAACGGACGGTACGCTTTGGGCGAAAACGTTGAATGATATCGCTGCGGATGTCGCACAGGTTCGGCCTGATTTGTTTGATTTCATTGTGAAACGCGCAGAGAAACGCGGGTTGTGAAACGAGATAAAGGAGACATCATGACAAAATTAGAAGCACTTGAAAACGAAGTAAAAAGCGCGGCGTTGGCCGTAGAATTCGCAATTGACTTGGCAGTTGCAACAAACGCCGAGCAAGCGGTGAGCATATGTGCCTGATCATTTCGCACGGCAAAGCGCCGCTATCGTGGCTTCAATTCGCTAGCGTCTGGAAACTAAACCCGGACGGATACGGCGCCGTGAAAACGGACGGTACGGTTTTTCGCACGCTCGATTGGCTCGCTGCCTGGTCATGGTACGAAAAAAACAGCGCACACGTTGCCGTTTCGCATTGGCGAATGGCTACCCACGGCGTTGTGTCAATCGAAAACGTGCATCCGTTTCGCGCTAGAAAATACGAGGTATTTCACAACGGCGTACTGTGTGGCTATGGCAACGACGTCGTTAGCGATAGCCGCGATTTCGTCACTAGACACACGCACGAAATCATGCAAGCGAGCGAACGCGCACGCACAACCGCGTTCGTTCTGTTTGACCGCGACGAGCCTAGTCACTGGTTGATCGGCGACGATTGGCATCCTGTGGGCGAGTATGGCGAATTCAGCAACCACTACGCGTACGACGAGAGTGAATTCATCAAGGCGCCTATCGTGTGCGAAGATTGCGGCGACGAGACCATAGACGAAGCCCCTAAATGTGTTGTCTGCTATTTCGGAAGAGAGGACTAATGAACCCAATAAAAACAGCAATTGAAATCGAAGAAAACAACATTGACAACCGTGTACTAAGGGCAAGCGAGCGAAGGCCCATCACGCGCACAGAGAAGAGCCGATCGTTTGCGCTAGGCCAATTCTCGCGCGACGTTGGCGCGCCTCCGTACCGTCCGTTCGTTGCACCATGGCCACGGCCAAAGATGCCGGGTGAGTCGTGAGCTTTTGGCTAGTCAATGGCGAGCTTCTTGAATCGGAAATCGCGAAGAAAAAAGCGTGGATCAACTCCAGTCTAGTCAACCTGTACGTCACCGAAACGAAAGAGCACGCGAGCTGTTCGATTCAACTCTTTCCATTGCAAGAGGCGTATCGCCAAAGATCCGCGCCAGCTATCTACACGCACGAAACAGCGGTTGGCGCCTATCAGCTTTCGCTAGACAGGCGTCCGTGTTCAGACGCGAGCAAATGGGCCTTCTTGACCGCGCTAGCGGTGTGGCTACAAGCGCGCTACGACGCAAAGCAGCCACTAGACGAACGGACTGTCAGCAACGCCGTAGACCGCTTGCGCATTGAATATTTGGAGCCGATCGCATGACGGCTTGCTACAATTCGCTTTTGCGCAACTTTTTCAGGCACAAGATCTTTTGCGTCGGGTCAACGAAAACCTATTCTTCATGGCCAGCGCACCCAAAAACATGCGCCACGCACACGCTTCGCATAGACGCGACGCACTGCTACACGGCAGACGAATTCGGCAAAACGGACAGTGCGTTGTGCTGGTCAAGACACTCGCAAGAATATCTGGCTCGTCAAGTGTTTTGCCAAGAAGGGCGATACACGCAAAGCATAAGGCACTTTCACCCGTGCCTGTGGCACTATGGCCTTGATGCTGAAACGTGGCCTCCGTGCGCAACCGAAACCATCTTCGACCGCAACGGAGGGTACGTAGCGGCCCGCCAACGAGACCCGTACCGTCCGGATGAATACTGGCCAGATAGAAGGGAGCCTTTGCCATGAAACGCGAAATCATAGGTTGGAAAATCATGGGCTTCTGCGCTGTAGACAATCGCCAATTTATCTACGACGAAACACGAAGCCGCGACAACGCACAAATCAAAGCGACGTTGCGAAGAGCTAGAGAAATTGCAGCGCGTAGCTTGTCAGGATACGGCTTCACGTATCACCTAACGCCGATGTGGGGACAACCGATCGCATGACCTATCTA